GGTGGAGACAATTTCAAAAAATTATACAACAATTCAGACGTTAATAAAAGAAATCGAAACGGACAAACATCTTCTGGACTCTATAGCTTGTTCATTCCTATGGAATGGAACTATGAAGGGTTCATCGATACTCATGGATTACCTGTCTTCATTGGAGGTAAAAATAAAGTCAAAGGAGTTGACGGTGTTGAAATTACAACGGGAGTTATTGAGCACTGGGAAAATGAAGTCGATGGCTTAAGGTCAGATCAAGATGGTTTAAACGAATATTATCGTCAATTTCCAAGAACCGAAGCCCATGCTTTTAGAGATGAAGCTAAAGACACTTTGTTTAATTTAACTAGAATATATCAACAAATAGATTATAATATAGAGTTAAATAACATTTCATCAGTTACAAGAGGTAGCTTTATGTGGGAAAATGGTATTAAAGATACTAAAGTTTCTTTTATGCCAAATAAAGACGGAAGGTTTTTGATATCTTGGGTACCACCTAAAAATTTACAAAACCGAGTGATTATAAATAATGGTACTAAATCTCCTGGTAATGAACATATTGGAGCTTTTGGTTGTGATAGTTATGATATAAGCGGCACTGTTGATGGTAAAGGTTCTAACGGAGCTTTACATGGTTTAACTAAGTTTTCTATGGAAGATGCACCACCTAACCACTTCTTTTTAGAATATATATCAAGGCCACAAACAGCTGAGATATTTTTTGAAGATGTACTAATGGCTTTAGTATTTTACAGTATGCCTTTACTTTGTGAGAATAACAAACCTAGATTATTGTACTATTTAAAGCGTAGAGGTTATAGAGGTTTTTCAATGAATCGTCCTGATAAAATTTGGAATAAACTTTCAACAACAGAAAAAGAAATAGGTGGTATACCTAATTCAAGTGAAGACATTAAACAAGCACATGCAGCAGCAATAGAATCTTATATAGAAACTTACGTAGGCGCTTTACAAGAAGGATATGGAGACATGTACTTTCATAATACTTTAGAAGACTGGAGTAAGTTTAATATAAATAATAGAACTAAGTACGATGCTACGATAAGTTCTGGTCTTGCTATAATGGCTTGTAATAAAAACAGGTATAGACCAATTCCTGAAAAGAATTATAAACCTATAAGCTTAGGTTTTAAAAGATACAACAACAATGGAGATGTTTCAAAAATAATAAAATAAATAAATGAATCAGATTTCTTATAATAATAATAGTTCGTTCCCAAACCAGGTAGTACCTGATGCAGAGAAAGCTACTTTAGAATATGGTCTTGCTGTCGGTAGAGCTATAGAAGGAGAATGGTTTAGGAACTACAGGGGTGGTGCTGGTATGAGTGGTTATGCTACTAATTATGCTAACTACCATAGTTTAAGATTATACGCAAGAGGTGAACAACCTGTTCAAAAGTATAAAGATGAGTTAGCTATAAATGGTGATTTATCTTATTTAAATCTAGACTGGAAACCAGTTCCTGTCATATCTAAATTTGTAGACATAGTAGTAAACGGCATGTCTCAAAGAAATTACGAAATAAAAGCTTTTGCAGTAGATCCTTTTTCAACTAATAAAAGAACAGAGTATGCTAAAGAACTAATGCGTGATGTTAGAGAAAGAGATTTAATACAACAATTAAGAGACACTTTAGGAGTTGAAATGCAAAGCAAAGCTAGTAAAGAACTAGGTTTAGAAAGTGAAGAAGAATTACAATTACATTTACAGTTAGATTATAAGCAGTCTATAGAAATAGCTGAAGAGGAAGTTATAACAGATATATTAAATAGAAACAGATATGATTTAACAAGGCGTAGGTTTTGTCAAGATTTAACTGTTTTAGGTATAGGTGCTGTAAAAACTAACTGGAACAAAGCGGAAGGCGTAGTTATAGACTATGTAGATCCTGCTGCTTTAGTTTATTCATATACAGAAGATCCTAATTTTGAAGATATATATTATGCTGGTGAAGTTAAATCAATATCTTTATCAGATTTAAAAATGCAGTTTCCATATCTTACAGACCAAGAAATGGAGACTATACAAAAATATCCTGGTAATTCTGAGTATTTAAGAAACTGGAATGGTAGAAGTGATCAACAAACTGTTCAAGTGGTTTACTTTGAATACAAAACTTATTCAGATCAAGTATTTAAAATAAAAGAAACTAACACAGGTTTAGAAAAAGCACTAGAAAAGTCAGATACTTTTAATCCACCTAAAAACGATAAGTTTGATAGAGTATCTAGAACTATAGAAACTTTATATAGTGGAGCTAAAATACTAGGACACCCTATGATGTTAAAATGGGAGTTAGCTGAAAACATGACTAGGCCTAGCGCTGATACTACTAAAGTCAAAATGAACTATAGCATATGTGCTCCTAGAATGTATAAAGGTAAGATTGATTCATTAGTAAACCGTATAACTGGCTTTGCTGATATGATTCAATTAACTCACTTAAAGATACAGCAAGTGTTATCTAGAGTAGTCCCTGATGGTGTTTACTTGGATATGGATGGCTTAGCAGAAGTAGATCTTGGTAATGGAACTAATTATAATCCAGCTGAAGCTTTAAATATGTATTTTCAAACTGGTTCTATTGTAGGTAGAAGTTTAACTCAAGATGGTGATTTAAATAGAGGTAAAGTTCCAATACAAGAACTACAGACTGGATCAGGTGGCGCTAAAATACAAAGCTTAATACAAACTTATCAGTACTACTTACAGATGATAAGAGATGTGACCGGACTTAACGAAGCAAGAGATGGAAGTACTCCTGATAAAAACGCTTTAGTAGGATTACAGAAATTAGCTGCTGCTAACTCAAATACTGCAACTAGACACTTACTACAAGCAATGTTATATCTTACATCTAGAACATGTGAAAACGTGTCTTTAAGAGTTTCTGATTCATTAGAGTTTCCTTTTACTAGACAAGCTTTAGAAAATAGTATATCAAGATACAATGTAGCTACATTAGATGAATTATCTGATTTAAACATACATGACTTTGGTATATTCTTAGAGCTAGAGCCTGACGAAGAGGAAAAACAAGTATTAGAACAAAATATTCAAATAGCTTTAAAAACTGGTGGTATTGATTTGGAAGATGCTATTGATTTAAGAGAGATTAATAATATTAAGCTTGCTAATCAAATGTTAAAGCAAAGACGAAAAGCTAAACAAAAAAGAGACCAGCAAGCGGCACAGGCTAATATACAAGCACAAGCACAAGCAAATGCTGAGTCTAGTGAAAAAGCTGCTTTAGCTGAAATGCAAAAACAACAAGCATTAGCAGAAACAGAAGTACAAGTTGAACAAGCTAAGTCTCAGTTTGAGATTAATAAAATGCAGCAAAAAGCAGAGATTGATAGACAGTTGTTAGAATTAAGGTACCAGTTTGATATCAAATTAAAACAAATGGAAACTCAGCAGATAGATGCTAAAGAAAAAATGATTGAAGATCGTAAAGACGAGAGAACTAGGATTCAAGCTACTCAACAAAGCAAGATGATTGACCAACGTAAAAACGATTTATTACCAACTGATTTTGAACAAAATCAACAAAACCCATTACTAGGTTAATACTTAGTAATTATTATTAACTATTATATTATATTATGTCACAAAAAGAAGAAGTAAAACCTTTAAAGGTTAAAGCTAAAAAGCCTTCTGTAAAAACTAAATCAAATGAAACATATAAAGTAGATTTAGGTAAAAAAGAAGAAATAAAAGAAGAAATAAAAGAAGAAGTAAAAGATGCCGTTCAAACACAAGAAACAAATGATAGCAATGTTATTGTCGAAGAAAAGAAAGACGAGACAAGTAGCAAGGAAGTGGTTGAAGAAATACGGTCCACCCCAGAGAAAACAGTAGAATCCCCTATATTAGAAATAATAGAGGATGAAACTAAAAAAGTAGAGAACGAATATAAAGAAGCTGTAAGAGATGAGAAGGTTTTAGGAAAACAACTGCCTGAAAACATCGAAAAATTAGTTTCTTTTATGGAGGAGACAGGTGGTAATGTTGAAGACTATGTTAGATTAAATAGAGATTATTCTAATATCGACGACAATGCTTTACTTAGAGAATATTATAAAAATACTAAGTCACATCTTAATCAAGAAGAAATAGATTTCATAATGGAAGATAATTTTTTTTATGATGAAGACATGGACGAAGAGCGAGATATAAAGAAAAAGAAACTTGCTTTTAAAGAAGAAATTGCAAAAGCCAAAAACTTTTTGGAAGAAACCAAGAGTAAATATTACGACGAGATCAAGTTGAGACCGGGCGTTACTCAGGAACAACAAAAGGCTATGGATTTTTTCAATAGATACAACAAAGAACAACAAATAGCTGAAAAGCGTCATGAGTCATTTAAAAATAAAACTAATAGTTATTTCACTGATAATTTCGAAGGTTTCGATTTTGATTTAGGTGAAAAGAAATTTAGGTATAAAATATCAAATGCTAATGATGTCGCTGAAAAACAGTCAAACTTAAACACGTTTGTTAAGAAGTTCTTAAACAAAGAGGGAGAAGTTGTTGATACTGTAGGTTATCACAAAGCTATTTACGCTGCTGAAAACGCAGATACTATTGCTAATCATTTCTATGAGCAAGGCAAAGCCGATGCTGTAAAGAATATGATGGCTAAATCTAAGAATATAACAAATGAACCTAGGCCACAAGCTAATGGTGATATGTTTATTAATGGATTAAAAGTACGTGCAATCACTGGCGCAGATAGTTCTAAGTTGAAAATAAAAACAAAAAACAACAACAACTAAAAAATAAAAATTATGGGATTATCCGGAGGAGGCTTTCCAGCTTCTATTACTCCAATGCCTAACAAAGTCACTGTAGAAGGAAATTATATAAATTTCCAAGATGCAGCTGGCGGATTTAATGCGTGGGCACAACAATATCTACCTGAGCTTTACGAAGCAGAAGTAGAAAGATACGGAAACCGAACATTAGGTGGTTTCTTGAGAATGGTTGGCGCTGAAATGCCAATGACATCTGATCAAGTTATTTGGTCTGAACAAAATAGATTACACGTTGCTTATAACTCTGTAACAATAGGGGTAAACGTAGCTGGAAACCCTATATATGATGTGGCTATTGCTTTACCTGCTGGTCAAACTACAGGTGCTGTAAGAGTTGGTAATACTATTTTAGTTTCTGATAATGCTACTGGATTAGTTACTGCTAAACTTTTAGTAACTACTGTTGACGCTGCTACTACTGGCTTAACTTGTACTAGTTACGAAGGAGCTACTTTAGTAAATACAGCTTTGATTGGTAGTGATAATAGCTTATTTGTTTACGGTTCTGAATTTGGAAAAGGAACAAGCGGTATGGCTGGAGCTATTACTCCTAAAGCTACTACTTTCACTAACTCTCCAATTATCCTTAAAGATAATTATGAGTTAAGTGGATCTGACGTTGCTCAAATTGGTTGGATTGAAGTATCTACTGAAGATGGTCAATCTGGTTACTTATGGTATCTAAAAGCTGAGTCTGAAACAAGATTAAGATTTGAAGATTACCTTGAAATGTCAATGGTAGAAGGCGTTAAAATGGCTACTGCTAATCAACCTTTTGATGGTAGTGCATTTGTTGGTGGAGATCAAATTATAAAAGGTACTGAAGGTTTATTTGCTGCTATCGAAGATAGAGGTAATGTATATTCTGGATTTGCTGGAGCTGCTGCTCCTGGCTCAGGTGCTTTAGGTGATTTTGACGAAATCCTTAAACAACTAGACAAGCAAGGTGCTATTGAAGAGAACATGTTATTCTTATCTAGATCTACTGCTCTTGATTTTGATGATATGATTGCTGCTGTTAACGGAGCTTATGCTTCTACTGCTTCTGCTTCTTATGGTCTTTTTGACAATGATGGAGACATGGCATTAAACTTTGGATTTTCAGGTTTTAGAAGAGGTTCTTATGACTTCTACAAAACTGATTGGAAATATCTAAATGATGCTACTACTAGAGGTTTAGATAATGAGATTGATGGTGTAATGATTCCTGCTGGAACAACTACAGTATACGATCAAATGTTAGGATCAAACATCAGACGTCCTTTCTTACATGTAAGATATAGAGCTTCTGAAACTGAAGATAGAAAGATGAAATCTTGGATCACTGGATCTGTAGGTGGAGCTTATACTTCTGATCTTGATGTTATGAGAGTTAATTTCTTATCTGAAAGATGTTTAGTAACTCAAGCTGCTAATAACTTCGTGTT